CAGACATTGTCTCAACAACTGCGTGTCCAAATCCTTCAGCGGCAGATAGGCAAATACATAAACCACATTCTTTCAGAAGTTCATCATATTCATCCTGAGGTAGAACTTCTCCGCGAAGGATAACCTTATCGGATATTTCAGGAGGGGAATAGACATTAATATGTGCAGATGAATACACCACGTGAAGAACAGGTAGCTTTGAATAGATTGAAGGTACAGTTGCTTTCATGCGCTTATATGCCTGAAAAATAGGTTTAGGGTTGCGAAAGATATTTTTACCCACAGGCACAATCGCTTTCGAATAGTTCTTCTTTACAGTAGTAGGATTCCAACCCTTATCAATTGACGACCAGCCAATATATTTTACGTTTGCTTTGTAATTAGATGCTTTATTGAAACATTCGCGAGCCTCAGTAGTTTTTACCCAAATTTCATCAAACATGGTCATGTAGGGAATCCACGTTTTATATGTCCATTCCTGATTAGGAATCCAAATATTACGACGCGCGTATGCAAATAAACAAGGATTTACAACTTCAAGAAAGATATTTACATCCGCTTCTTGACACTGGGGAAATACATATGGAATACGAAATATCTGCACATTATCTCCGTAGACTGCAGTCAAAATTCCTCTCAAAATATTTGAATCTTGAGATAGACCTGTATTGGCCTGAAAGTTTGATATAATATTCACTTTCATTTGGCTTTTTGAACAACTTTTCGCAGTAAACGCTTTGTTGTTCGTGTTCGTGGATACTGACGCAATGTTTTTTGACGAATGTTCAAATATTTCAAGTATCGTACCCAATCTTTGGTCACACATGGACTTGCAAATACACAAGGTCTATCACGGAACCACTTTGCTTCCACTTCGCCTGACCATTTCCAAAATTGAATAGGATCTGTAACTTCTGGTAGATTCTCAAGCTCAGTTGTTTCAACAAGTTCACGACATAGTTTCTTTTGTTCGGATGATTCATATCCATAAAATTCACCGAATAGATCTGTTTTATACTTTGTGTCAACAATACTATACTGTTTTCCATCCCAACCAACTTTTTCTATAGGTCGAAATGAATCCCATGTGGGTTCAAATGTATATAATTGACTTTGATATTTAGCATAAATGCGGTCATGAAATACGCGAAGATCCATTACGTATTCTAAAAAAATGATTTGAGCTCGCCTGTACGCGTACCATAAACTTGAGTATTAATAGGACCAGCAATCGGAGGAGCAAAATCCTCAATATCGCGACGATAGAACTGATAGAATTCTAGCTCCGAATAAATCTTTGCACTAGCATATCCAATAACGCGACGGTTTAGATCATCTAACTCTTCAGCCACACGAGCATCATTATTCTGACCAAACATAAGGTAATAACTGCGCATAATAATTTGAAGATCATCGTCACTTTGGCGATCAATGCGATGCTGTTTATTGCTCATTAGCCAAACATGTTCAGCAATTTTATCCTGCAAAACATCAATATTTCCCTTGCTAAAAAATACAGTGTTTAGAGGAGTAGCTTTGTGCTGGCGACCAATAAGATCAGAACGGGGATCATGTCCCTCAATGGCCGGACCTTCCTTCCAAGGCTTAGATGTCATTCCATAAGACTGGTGAACATCATTAAAGTTAGGAATACGTCCACCGTGTGCAGGAGGAGGATACTGTGCTGATGTAGACGTCATATTATAGCGATTCTCCACACGAGGATCCTGAATCTTCTCTAGAACACTTTGGTCCATTTATCATTATGAGTGAATAAAAACGAATTTATCAACTAACTTAATATAAATAATAAAATGCCAATACCTGTTATCATTCTTGTTGGAGGACCTAATACAAATGCAAAATTTGAATTTTATGAGCGATTTACCGCTTGTAAAATAACTGACAAAGTACATATTCATGTAGTTAAAAATGCAATTCCGCAAATTGTTCTTATAAATACTCCGGCATATCACGAGAATCGCGATCCGCTAGATTACTGTTGGGAAGGTATATTTCAAATTGGTGATATCATTGTAAACTTCGGAGATTGGATGCCCAGAGAGATCTATGGCGTTAAACCTCCATTTAGCCATTTACCTTTCTTTCTTACATGGTCGGGCGACCATGATGAGACAATGACTCGAATTATGGATAAAGTAGCAGAGATGGTATAAAGGGGGATGATATCTATATTGTGGTTGTTTACCGGAATGCTTGTAGGATTTTTAATTGTATCGGTATTTTATCCACCGGTTCGTCCTGATAAAAGTCTACCAACTCCGGGTGATAAATCAAAGTTTTATACGGGTACGGGGTGTGTAAAATTTGTTTCGAAGGAGGTACCGTGTACAAAAAATACAACATCTCTTAATTTCATCGCGTCTCAGAACAAATGATACAGGTTATCAAAATTCTCCACAATGAACGGAGTATGATGTTTATTTCATTTTTAATCGGTATGGGACTCGTCATTATGCTGTTTCATAAGCCTATTCAAGAAAGAAAGACCTTGTCCTTACCTGTAGCAGATGTTGTTAAAGAAATTGTGTCTATTGATGGAAAATGTTATCAATATACTGCGCAAGATGCTACATGCGAAATACCCTCTTCTAAATAAATGCAAGATAGTGGAGCTACGGATTTAAGTTCTCTTTTGGGAAGCGGTCCTGTTCAGAATCCGAGTCTACCTCAGTCAACTACATTTGCGCCTATGGTAACGGGCGGCGTTGACCCTTTTATTGCTCCTGTGAATACTAGCAATCAGAACAAGCCGGCGGTAACAAACTATAACCACGACGCGACATTTAATTCGATTCGTTATGCAGTTCGTGGCCTAATGATGTACTTTGGATTTTTCCTAGCTGCTGCGATTATCTCCCTATCAACTCCTCGCAGTCTCTTACTTCAGTACATTCCTCATACGTACACGACAGGTGGTACGGTTTCTTACACGGGTGCCGCTGTTCTAGGTTTAGCAGCTGTAGCAATTGCATATGTAGTAGGTACTCTAGGAAGTAGTATAATTTAAAAATATATTTACTGTGGATCACCAGATACCCAGTCCTCTACCCAGTCAGTACCTGTGTAATCAAGTGGGCTTATTTCAATTTTTTCAATTCTATTTGTCTCTCTAGAAATCACTTTTAGCATAGCATGGTTCTCAAAATTATGAACGATGCTATAACTATAGTTTGATGGATCTGTATATGGCATAACAGGGAAATTCCATCTGTAATACCTGTTTGTTTTTACATTGCATATTGCACATAGTCCATCAATATTGGCGAAGATCACCGACATTTTGCTTAAGATTTGATTTAAAAAGTATTTTTGTTCCGTTTTTACGAATATTCAACACGCCTAAGACCCCACTTTTCCATACACTTGGTCAGGAATACCTGACAGTCGTGGCAAGGCTTAGACTGCATAATTTGGTCATTCTTGTTCAAACGAAATACCGTCAACACGCAACCACGAAGTTGTGAGATATCACCAAGACTCTTCACAACTGCGCATTCTGCATGCAGTGTTTGGTCATTACAACCACAACCACTCGAACGACTTCCTGCCTTATTTCTAGCTACTGCAATCACTTTACCTCTTTTTGTTATTACTGCGAAATGTTCGCTTGTGTTAAGTCTCTGTGTATTGTGGCAGCCACGCCTATCCAGCTTCTCGCGATTAGCGACAACGAACGACATTTTATTGCTTTATTCTTGATTTAATAGAATGAAGTCCGTTTTTAGACAATATGGGTCTTTTAAAGTATCAAGTATGAATGATTCTTGGAAAGCTCTACGTCGTCATTCTCGAGGATGGATGGAAGATCCTCCTGCTAAGGTCCACGTTTCAATTATGTTCGGCGCCGGATTTATGGTAACTCCTGCATTTATTGCAAAACACAATATAACTCATGTTGTAAACTGTGCTCAAGATTCAGATAGTCCGGAGTGGTTTCGTGATCATAATCCTACAAAATATGCATGCATTAATGCAGTTGATAATATATCTGTTGATATAACCGGTTGGTATCCGCGGTTTGCTGACACAATGAATAAATTTTTATCAGATCCAGAGTCAAAAGTTATATTTGTTCACTGTCAGTGTGGAATTAATCGAAGTGGATTTTTGACACTGTTATATTGTATTCAAAAATTTGGTTACGATTTTGATTCGACTGCTAAAATGATTCTAGCACAAAGACCATGTGCATTAACAAATCCTGTTTTTCGCGAACAACTTATAAACTATATTAAAAGTAATGGGAGATCTGGGTAACAATCCTATATGGTCAAATTTAGAAAATGAAAGCACGGAACTGTTGGGTCCGTCCTACAGCTATTCGGATAATATTCCAGGTCCTGGTTCTTTGGGTGTTGGCTCAAATGGAACATTTGGACAAATTAGTACCAACTTGGGAGCTGTTGAAACATATGTGAAAGGAATGATCACAGGTGATCCTCCGTTAGGAAACCGTTTTTTCATAAATACAGGTGGTACATGCACAGCAATAGACGGATCCCTACAGTCTCGATACAATTTTATTAATAACATTCCGGGTGGCGGTAGCCCACCTGCAGGTTTGCAAGATTTGTCATTTCTATCAAATGATCTTCGTGGATTAATTCCGGGAATCATGGAAGACATTGAAGGTCTTGATCCATATTATTTATTTAGTGCTATGACGGCAGATGGAAGTCCTCCTTGTGACTGTTACACATGTGATGTAACAAGTGGGGGTGCTTCTTATTTTTTGACTACATCCTTATCTCCTGATTTTGATCCAGCTCTTTGCACGAAGACTGATATTTCTAAGTGTAAACCCACACCTAAAGAGTCATTCACAAATCAGTTTGATACGACTATGATTCCAACAGTTCTTGCAGCGGCACTCCTTTTATTTTTTGCAATGAAGTAGTATTTTAAGAGTGAAACTTTAGTGAAACAATAAGATGGAAAACATCTTCCGTATAAAAAAGACATCTGATTCATCGTCGCCTATAAAAACGCAGGGCACGCTCGATCATATTCATTCTACGATCATATCATCAATTCGAGATACTAAATTAAATACAAATGAAATTGAAGAACAATGTGTAAAATTGGAAGAACATGTTGAGGACATGACTGTATCAAGTTCAATTGAACAAATTGTTAAATCGTCTAAAGCAGAATCGGAATTAAAAGAATTACGGTTTAGATTAGATTCTAAAAATCCAGTTGAAGAATATTACGTAAAAAATGCAGACATTATGCTTCAATATTACGGAAATACAGAGAAACCAAAACAAGCAGCAACGTCTTGTATGGATGAAAATACATTCGTAAAGTATTTGGTCACAAGTACGGCCGGCGATACTGGTAGTCAAAGTAAAAAACAACTTTTTGAAGAATATGCTACTCGTATGAAACTGAAAGGAATGGAAGTTGCGGAAATGAAACAGGTTATTACCGAACACTGTGAGTCCTGTAATATTGCTCGTGAAGAATTGACATCAGAAGGTGTACTTGTATGCCCTAAATGTGGATCAGAAGAATACATTATGGTAGTATCTGATTTTCCTTCATTTCGTGATCCTCCTAAAGAACGCAATAATTATGCGTATAAAAAGATCAATCACTTAAATGAAATTTTGAATCAGTTTCAAGCAAAGGAATCTACAATTATTCCAGATGAGGTGATGCATGAAGTCATCAGTGAAATTAAGAAACGCCGTATTCAGAACATTGCTCAAATGACCGAAAAAGAAATACGAGACATTTTAAAGAAGCTAAATAAATCTAAGTATTACGAACATGCCGCTCATATTCTTTCGAGACTTAATGGAAACCCTCCACCAACGATTACGCCAGAAATTGAAGAAAAGATTCGTACGATGTTTCAAGAAATCCAGGCGCCTTTTTTGCTGTACTGTCCGGATGACCGCACTAACTTTCTGTCTTATTCGTATATTTTGTTCAAGTTCTTCGAGCTGCTGGAACTGGATGAGTACAAAGCGTATTTCCCTTTACTAAAGTCACGTGATCGTTTGATTGCACATGATTTCATATGGAAAAAAATTTGCGAATATTTGCGCTGGGAATTTATACAAAGTGTTTGAAAACGGATTTGTCACGTATTTGTTACATAACTCTCAATAAAATGTCTGTCACTCTACTTTCTGTCAACTATAACGAGTCGTATGATGATCTGGTTGTAAATGATACTAACACTGTGCGTGTTATGTACTTTGCTGGTCAAAAGAAGGCTAAGCGTGATGATTGGATTACGCCTGGATCAATTCTAATCGAGAAGATTGATAGCCAATGGCTGTATGTTGGGATTGTAATGTTTGTTTATGAGGTAGAGCCAGTTGATGGAGTTGCTCGGTTTCTACTAGTTCTAGAGAAGAACAATCATTCTGGAGTTACGGGTAAGACCAAGAAGCTTCTTATGGAGAAAATTGGTTGGATTCTAAGTGATGATGCTCCCGGAATTGCCCACGTAACTCATGTTTAGAGCTAAAACGGTATAATATACCAATACAATGCGTTTTTTACTTATTAGTACTCATGTTGATCAAATGACCGGCTATGCTAAAGTTGTAACAAATCTACTTCAGCAGATTTCTACCGTTCCGAATGTAAAAGTTTTTCATTTTGGGTTTCAACGGCATCCATCTCGTCCCGGAATTCGAACTGCTCCCAAAGGCATTATTCAATATGATGCTGCAGCAAATGAGGATCCTCGTGAAGAAGGATTTGGATTTAATAAAATTAACGAGTATATTGATACAGTAAATCCCGATATCGTTATGATCTATAATGATCCATTTATTGTTTATAAATTTATTGAAACGATGAAATATGAAAAAGATAAATCATCGTTTAAGCTTTGGATCTATCTAGATCTTGTATATAAAGGAACTGTGAAACCCATTGTTGAAAAGATTAATCAATCGGCTGATCGTATTTACATGTTTTCAGATACATGGGTTAAAGAATATACAAGCTACGGACCTGCTCCAACAATTTCAGTAATGGAACATGCTGTAGATTCCACTGTGTTTTTAAGAGCTGATAAGTACACACGTAGTGGTCTTCGCATGTCTACAGGTATTCCAACAGATGCTATTATTTTCTTGAATGCAAATCGTAATTCTCAACGAAAGCGACTTGATCTTTGCATTATGTCATTTGTTGAACTAATTTCACGAGATATTACCAAACCTTACTTTTTGATGATTGTAACTGCTGCTACAACTCAAGGCGGTGCATATTATGACATAACTCGTATTTATAATACTGAACTTGAAATGCGCGGTCTTTCATTGGATACAATCGGTAAACGACTCATACTTGTCGATTCTGCAGCAACTCCACTGTCTGATGCTAAAATTAATGAAATATATAACATCACAGATATTGGAATTAACACTAGCGACGGAGAAGGGTTTGGTCTCTGTCAACTAGAGCATTTGTATACTGGTGCTCCTCAAGTTGTAACTGATGTTGGAGCATATTCTGCATTTTTGACTTCCGATGTTGCAGAATTTATTCCATCGTCTGGGCATTCGTATTTTTCAGGATCAATGCCAATTGGGTTTCAATGTCCAACATTTGACCACAAAATGATTGCAGATGCAATGCAGAAGACAGTCGACACGCTTGATGAGCGTCGTGCAGCGGCTAGAACCTATTCGTTCAAAACGTGGCCAGAAGTATGTGCTAACTGGCTTACGGATATTCGCAATGAATGTAAATAAATGGAGACCTTTTACAAACGAATCGGTGAACTATCTCACGAACAACGCAGAACAGTTTTAACTAATATTATCGCTCAAATGCGTCAACACCAACAGCATCCAATCGCCGACGCATTTTATGATATACTGTCATGTTATCCGGAATTTCCTTTGTTTAAACACGAA